GTTGCGATACAGGTGGGCGAATTGGTTCCAAGAAACCAAAACTTCCACGAACGAACCAGTAGCTGGCGCGGTATCGGGAACAACGTCGATGATTTTGACAGGAAGCGTAGCGGAGGCCACACCAGCATTTTTAACACCTTGCGTACCATCACCAGTAGCCGTGCTGCCCGTTGACGTTTGGTAGATGATATCGACGTTCCCACCCACCAGAGCGGCACGGTTCGCCTGACTAGCAGACGGAGCGGCATCAGCGGCAGATTGAATGGCGACTTGCATCACCAGATCAGGATCGTCAGCGACAAAGGCAAAAGTACCATTTGGGCCATCAACTGCGTTGGAGATCGTGGCGGGGTAGTATTGCCCGTACACGCGCTGACCAGACGAATTGATGTAGCTGCAACCCATGAAAATACCAACAATTGCCGTACCAGTATTGGTAACAGTGTTGTTGTTGATGCAACCATTGGTGGACATGATCACGCAATCACCAAAGAAAATATTGGTAGCGTGACCAGACGCAATAGCCATCTGCCGAGTGGAGCCAGCGAAAACTTGCCCCCCTAGCAGATTTACGGGACGAAACCCGTAAGCGGCTGAAACAGTAGGATAAGCCATATAAAACTCCTGAAAAAAGTTAGGTTATTTAACCCCACGCCCGAAGGAAGTCGTAGTTTTACGCTCTGCGAACAGAGGCATCCTAGGGTCGTTGGTCTTCATAAAACTGTTATCGACGGCCTCAACTTGAGTGTCGTTTGCCTTCCTGAAATGTTCTGCGCGTTGATCCATGAACTCCTGTGGAATCTTGCACAGCAGCAAACCGCCCATCTCAATGTTGCCTTTAAATTTAGTATTTTGGTCTGGTTGAGTCAGTATTTCTGGATGATCTTCAGCTTTACATGGAACCCAACCTTCACGGAACTTCGCAGACGTATTCATAGGGTCAAAGACTCCCATGATTGCCGTCCGTACCCACCTAAACGCCCATCCCGGTTGAGGAGTGGGAGTAGGTAGCAATTGGGCTGGTGCCCAATTTTGTTTGCGCTGCGTAGTTTCTCTACTTTCCTGATCACGAGCGAGATGATTAGCCATTATGCGGACTCCTGTGCAACAAGTTGTTTAGCGTAAAGTTCTAGCGGAACACCAAGTTTTTTAGCTATTGCCACTTGTGTTTTACTCAAAATAACTTTCCTAGTGCCGTTAGAACGACTTGCCGGGGCTACAACGGTAGCCGACTTTTTTGTTTCCGCACCTCTATCATCATCTTCACTGCGCGGCTCTCCAAAGAATTCAGGAAAGCGAGACTTCATGCGAGTATCAATCTGCTTGAAATACTCGTCACTACGCGGGTCGGTACCCGATTGGACTAACTTCTTATGCAGTACAAGCGCGACGGCAGTCATCTCGTCATCCTCACCAAACCATTGATTCCTTGCTTGCCAGCGAAGGGTTTTATCATCGGGTCGTGAAGGAGCTTGCTCTGTTACTTGTGGTTGTACTACAGTATTTTCTTCTTGTAAAGGGGTAGGTTTAAAATTATTTGCACGCTCTATCTTAAGTTGAGCCGTAGTAAGCGCTGACTGAGCTTCGATCATGGCATCAGAGTCAAAAGCCTCATGCGCCTCTTTGAACTGCCTTTTAGCCATTTCGTACTCGGCTTCGGCAGCAGATTTCATGCTCCCAGCGTAGGCTTGCTCACCAGTATTGACATACTGTTTTAGCTTAGTGTTCTCTTCTACAAGACGATGCGCCACGCGCTCAAGCTCTTCCCGTTCCCGCAGGACAGCCTCTTTAGCCCTACGTTCATCGTGTCTAGCGTGACTTAACTCTTTGATTCTATTCTGAACTTTGGTACTGTACTGGGAAAGCTCCTCGTCATTTGCATCTTCAGGGTCTTGTGCAAGGGCTTTACGACCACGATCCTTTTCAGGGGTGTCATCTACAACTTCAAGGTCAACATCCCCTTCTACGGATATTTCAAGTTCAGGCGCGGCCTTATTGCCGTCTGCGTCATCGGGAAACGTGTACTCATCATGTGTTACAGCCATATAACCTCCTATGCGTGGGAAAACCCACGTGGGTCAGAAACAACACCTTCAACGGTATCGTCGTTAATCAAGCGGAACTCCCTGTCGTGTATGCGAACACGCGTACCAGCGTAAGGACGGGTAAGAACAAAATCACCTTCTTTACACCAAGGCCCCGTTGGAAACTTCTCCTTATCTGCGTAAGCCAAATCACCCAGCTTCACGACAAACAGAACATGAGTAGTCAACTCCTCCCGCGCCGCAGTTGCTTCCGCTTTGAGAATACCGCCGTCATACTTAGCTTCAATGTGCGGCACCATACAAAGGATGCGATACCCTTTAGGCTCCGGTAGTTGCTTGGCTTTCTGTGCTGCATCTAGCTGCGTCTCTTCGACGTTTACGTCACTCATCGTCATCACTCTCCGCTAACTTTTGAAGGTCATTTAAATGGCGCTCTGCAAAGGTTAGACCTTGAATCACCCCACAGAGGTACTGGTATTCCTCAAAAGTACGGCAAGAACGGTTAGCGATATCGTTCTTGTAGTTAGTCATATCTTCGCGCAGCTTTTTACGTAGGGCATCTGCGAATACGTTGATCACTGGTTAGGGCCTTTTGGTTGTGCTTTCTGTGCCAACTCCATCTGGGCTGCATGTTTCTCGCGGTTCATACGTATCTGTTCTGCGTGACTTTGCTGCGCCTTGAACTGATCAAGCCCATGGCGTTCCTGTTGCCTGCGTTGCTCAGCTTCATGTTGCTGCTGTTCGCGCCCCATACGCAGGGTTTCCGTTTGATGCTGCATCTGTGGCGTTAAACGATCTTTGGCTATCTGCGTACCAAGTTTGACTCCAGCCTCTTCCTGCTTAGCTTGAAGCGCAGCCTCTTTAAGTTTAAGTTCGTCAGCTTTCGCAGCGGCATCCATAATGTCTTTCTTGGATTTACGCTGTACTTCCTGCATCTTGATCTGCAACTCTTGCTGCTGCATCTGGATAAGCGGGTCTTGCTGGTTCTGCTGGGCTTGTTTCTGGGCAACCAACGCCTGACTCTGAGCAAGCACTTGCGGAGCCGCCTGTGCCAGAAGCTGGGAAAGCTGGTACTCCATCTCCGGGGAAAGCCCATCTTTAGAGTCTGGCAACGGCGCACCAAGAGCCATAGAAATCTTGTTTCTGTACGCAAAGCCAACGTGTTCCGAGATGTGCGCCATCATTGACGCAGCTATTACTTGTGCCTGCGGATTCTGCCCGATGATCTGCTGCATCTGGGGGTCTTGCATAGCAGCCATGTGAACCTGTATGTGGGCTTCCTGATCCTGATACGCAAACGCCTTGACCGGCTTGCCGATGAGCATATTCTGGTTTTCCTGCACAGGGTCTGTGGGCTTATGATCATCGGATGCAGGTATCAGTTTCTCTACGTTCTTTATGCCCAGTACCTGAAGCATCTGTTTGTGAAGCTCAGGCATGTCATAAATCTGCGGAGCGGACTGGGCCAACTGAATAACCGCTTGGTACTGGACAACGCGCTGGCTCATAGTCGCAGCGTTGGGGTCGGACACGGGGATAATCTCCACATGCCGGTAGTCCTCGTACTTGGCTTTGCGTCCGTTGGGGGCATCTACTTCGTACGGATACTCCTTACCATTGGGGCAGTCCTCGCGCACTAACTCTGCAATTAACTTGAGTTCCTGCTTGAACGCAAAGTGAACCCGCGCCTGAACCGCACTCATGACCTTCAAAGTACGCTCAAGGATAGCCAATGTGGTTCCCACGGGCGCTTGGTTGGACATATCCGCCACTTTCATGTCCGAAGTAGCGGCAAATCTACGCCCTTCATCCACGATTTTATCCAGCAGTCCAGCCAGAACTTGCGAAGGTTCCTTGTATGGAAGGGGCAGTATGTTGTCCCGAATAGCCCCAGAGCCAATATCAACGTCCCTGAACTCACCCGGAGCGATGGGCGTATCGTCCCCTTTGATGCGCAAACCCCTAGATTTCAGACCACCGGGCAGGTTTGACAGGGTTCCAGCGTCTACAAGTTGCCTAATAATGCTTGTAGCGCTCTTGGCAAAGCCCCCAATTAGGTGGAAAAGCCCAAATCCATAGGCTCCAAAGCCCGGAATGTACTGATAATGCACATAATGGATACGTTTCTGCTTGGTTTTGTCATCTTCCTTCCAGTTACGGCGAATAGACAAGACTTCGTTCGTGCCTTCTACATAGGTAACTATGTACGGTAGGGCAATGCCTGTTGGTTCCCCATCCTTATCCTCATCTTCAAAGCCGGGCAAGTCTAGGTCAACAGAGGATTCATAAATGACAAACCTGTCATCGTTAATGGCAGAAACACCAAGCTCCAAGTCCTTGCGCTTCTGAATATCCGTGGTGATTTTGGGCGGATCACCCATTTCAACGTCCCGCCAGAAGCCGCTGTACTGCAACCGGGTAACTTCGTTCTTATTCTTGCGCATCCGGTGCGTTATGCGGTGGCAAGTGAGCAGTTCTGAGGCTCCGTAGGGCAAAATCATGTCCTCTGCCGGTACAAACACCGAAGTCTGCCGTGCCAATGCCTGATCTTTGTACACTTTCTTGAAAGCAGACCCTGCTCCGGGCAAACTCCACAGCATCCGCTCATGTTCAGGGCGAAACTCGGACATATTCTCGGTCAACTGCCAGTTCAAGTCCTCTGCAACGCGCTCAGCAGCGGCATCTTTCTCCAAAGTCTGCTTACCAACGATCTTAGTCTTGGCTGGCCCCATCGCAGGAAAGGTTTCCATGATCGTATCGGACTGAAAGCGCACTACCGCCTCAGTAATCATGGGGTGAAACACGCCGCAAGCACCAGCCCAAGGCTCCGTACGGGGTTCGTACTTCAAACCCATCAGCTTGATGCCCTCTTTCATCATATCTTCCCAATCTTTGCGGGAATTTATGTCGTTCTTGATATCATCGGCAAGTTCAGAGGCCAGCGTAAGCAGGTCGCGCTCATCCATTTCCTCGGCAAGGTTAGCCCCAAAGTCCTCAGAGGCGTCTTTACCCGGCTCAAGTATGATCTCAACGCCGCCAATCCCAATTTTTACAGCCTCCGGGTCTTCAATTTCAATCTCAATATCCGGTTCTTGGGAAGCTTCCATGCCCTGCGGAGCTTGATATACGCTCTTGTCCATAGCCATCGTTACTTCCTTTTTGCTAAATTCGTTCTGGGGTTATACGTAAAAGACGTTGCAGGCTTACCCGTCTTGGTAGCAGCCCTGTCCTTAGCGCGTTCTTCAGCAGTCATGGCGTTGCGTGCCGCACCGCTTTTAGTAAATGTCTTCCCATCAGCTTCCAAGTGTCCGCGCTTCTGCAACACCTCTATAGCCGCAGCCCGTGGGTCTTTGGGCGCACCGGACTGGGTACGCATCTGTTCTGTCAGGCGCTCTATAAGCTGCCCCGCTCCCATAAATTTCTGTGTGGTCATCAGTAGTACGCCGAGTCGCGGCGGCTCCTAAACAGTTTTGGCTCATCTTTAAGGTCAGAGTCAAGTTGGATGAAGTTGCCCTGCCTGAAGCGAAGCAGTGCTTGGGTGGTGGTGTCTACGAAGTCATCATGCTCACCCACGGGGAACGAAGCTATCTCCTCAATAACCTCCCGCGCCCACCGTGTATCTGGTGCCCATACCTTGCCACTTGCAAACAAGTCCGATACCGCGTTAACACGGACAGTCTTGTCATTCCCACGGCTGGGACTGAACTCCTGTACCGGGATGCCCATAGCCCTTAGCTCCTGTATCAGCGGTGCGCCAGCGGACTTCTTCTCCACAATGAACGCATCGGGTTCCCACTCCTTATAGTGTATGAGCGCAGATGCCTTCAATTCAGGGAACTCCATCCTCTCCTTAAAGGCGTCGAGCAGTATCAACTGAGCGCTATTATGCTCCTCCTCGTTGTACCAAATACCCCATGTGGTGCAAGCACTATAGTCCGATGTGGTCTTGGTGTCGTGAGCCGTGTCCCAAGACTGAATGATGAACTGGCACTGCGGGGGGTCATCAGGTTCCCAAACCCGCCACATCTCCCGCTTGATTATGGCTACGGAGTCTGACGTAGGCTGCTGCTGGTACTGGGCGTTCCAGAACCGTGGGACTAGAGTTGCCTTGGTTTTGAGTAGTTCCTCAACGGGCCACTTCTCAGGCCATAGGGCTTTGCCAGAGGGCAGTATCGCCGGGAACTCAACCACCTCCCACTGATCCGCGTCGGGGTTTTTGGTCTGGTAGTCGATAAGCTTAGCCGTCAAGTCCAGAGGCCCCCAGCGGGTCATAACAACTATGATCGCCCCTCCCCACATAAGCCGTTGCCGTGGGCCTGTCTGGTACCAGTTCCAAGCCTGTTCAAACACCGTCTTAGTCCCGCTCTTCAAGTCCTGCTCAGAGTGCGGGTCGTCAATCACCAGCAAGTCCGCGCCCCGTCCTGCAAGAGCGCCGCCAACGCCAACTGCGTAGTATTTACCGCCTTTGGTAGTATTCCAGCTACCCGCGCTTTTACTATCGTCGGACAGTACCGTTTCTGGAAATATCTCAGCGTACTCGGGGGAGGACACCAAGTTCCGTACCCTGCGTCCAAAGTCCTCACTTAGTGACGCCGTGTGGGTTGCCATAATAACTTGGGCGCTGGGGTTCTGCCCTAGGAACCATGCCGGGAACAGATACGAAGTAAGCTCACTCTTGCCGTGGCGCGGGGCTATATTGATGATGACCCGCTTCTTCTTGCCCTCGGCTATCTCCTTAAAGAGCTTACCCATTATCTTATGGTGGCCCCCAACGGAGTAGTTAGGATAGACGTTCTGAGCAAACTGAATCAGGTCGCCTTGGGATGCGGCTAAGCCTAGGCGCTTGATCTTCTCATCAAGTAGCTTCAGTAGCGCTTCCTTCTGCTCACGCGTTTGTGGCATCAGCTTCTTCGATGGGCGCTACATCCTCAACCACTTGGATCAGGTTCATGTACTTGTCCATACGCGCCTTGATCTGGGCCTCAAGCTCATCGTCTGACAGTTCGGCCTTTTTGACTTCAATGCGTTCAGTAAACAGCGCTACCTCGGTTACCTTGCCCAGAAGCTCAATAGCCTTCAACCTGTATTTGGCATCGGGGTGCTTGGACTCCTCCAGCAGTTGTGCGATGCAGTAGCCGCGCAGTTCCTTGGCTTGGTCTACGAAGGCCCAATCGTACGCGGTGAGCATTCCAACCAGATGCTGGACGGCTTGGGGTACGGCTATAGTAGATAGTGCAGTCTTCTGGGATGCGGAGTCTAGGGGCACGGTTAGCGCAGCGAAGGCATCTTGTGCTGTGCGGCGTTGCGCGTCTGTTATGGTCTCGTCATCATCAAGCCCCAGTTCCTCCAGCCACTTGCTGGTAGCAACCATACCGTCCACTATTGCGGAGGGCGCAGCTTTCTCATCGGGTGTAAACCCCGAGTCTGGTGGTAGTACTGAAGGGATATAATCCGCTTCATTAAGAGAAATCAAATTCTCAAACATTTTACCTCGCGCTAATTAAAGCGTTGTTTACAGCCTGTAACTATAAGCGTACACTTACTTTGCTTCTTTGTGAAGCGTTTCATGTTTTCTCCTATGTGCCTTCCCCGGCACTTTTGCCCCGCACTTCGGTGTCGGGGCTTTTTTTATAATAGTAAGTCTAAGGTTAGACAATTAGAATCCACACGGTCTTTTTTAGCGCCGCTTATATCCGCACGGTCTTTTTATCGCACGGTGTTTTCTCAAAAGCCGGCTAACGCGATTCTGGTATTTGTATAGGGTTTGACAAGTAGCTCTGGATTTTTGTGGATTTTTGTGGATTTTTGTGCAGAGTTAGCTTTGCGGGCACGTGTACAAGATTTGACAAGTAAAAAGCAGGATTTAAATACGGCATTTAAATACGGCATTAGTGTATAAGGTTTGACAAAAGTACCGTCAAAAGTGTACAGGGTTTGACAGAAGTACCGTCAAAAGTGTATAAAAATAGACAGAGGACTTTGAAACGTGGTAACGCGGTTAACGAATAGTGTTCTCAGCCAAGTCCCCAAGTCGCCCCGTCAAAAGGGTTGGTACGGGTACGGTGGGGTCGCCGCCGCCACGCTACAGGGTGCTAGATTGTCTAGCCTTAGACACCGTGTGGTATAATAGAGGGGTCGATAAGGTGATGGATTAGCCAGCACCCGAGGCGACTGCACTACTCGGGACATTTTGTCCGGAGTCACTAGAAGGAGTTGCACGATGAAAAGAATTACCTTGAAGGAGTTCTGCTTCGGATTCACCGCTGCCCAAGTTGCTTTGGGCGAGAGCATCGCCACGGAGAGCCGAAACATCACGGAAGCTTGGATGACCAAGCTCATGAACGCGGGCTTGGACTCTGAAGCTGGTGGTGCTGTGTTGCTTGCTGGCGTGGCGAAAGCCTACGGCTCTGACATTGTCTATTCGCAGCGTGGTCGCTGCAATGGCTACACGCTGAGCAGCAACACCGCTGGCAAGGCGTTCTCGCGCCTCTATGCCAGCATCTACAGCGCCGATGCTGGCACACCCAAGTCAAACAGCAAAAAGCCGGCAACTAAGGCTGAGAAGTTCTTGGCGAAAGTGAAAGCATCAAAGTCTAGCGGTCTGAAGTACAGCGTGGCGCTTGCCATGCTGAACGAAGCTTACGGAATCTAGTTAGACAGATTCTGTAGACGCGGTTTGTCAGAGGGCGAGGGGGCTGTCGCTGTTAGCCCCCGAGTCTGCTGTCTGCAAGCCCCAAGTCATCGGGGTTTGTGGAGTGCGGATTCGCACTAACTCAGGACATTTTGTCCGGAGTTTAATTACCACGAAGGAAACACCATGATTAAGAACGGAATGTTCAAGCGCCAAACTGGGGAGCACCGCGAGTGCTCCGACGAAGCACAAGCCCTTGAAGTCTGGGCAAACGCCCCTCGCACCGAGGGGACGTGGGTTCTTATGATTGACGGCATAGCTGTAGCCGAAGCTGAAGCTGAAGAACTCACGGAGGACGATGCGGCGTGGAGCACACGTTACAGCGTAGAGAATTACTACGCCGCCGCTAAGCAGTAAAACTCGGGACATTTTGTCCAGAGTTAACCAAGAGGAGATACACCATGCCACAAGATACATCCAGCCCAGCGTACCTGTGGGCAAAGCGCCGAAGAAACGCGGGGGAATTGGAGTACCGAAGCTGGCTCGTCACCGCGCAAGAACTGCGCGACCAGTACGAGTACGAAGCGAAGTGGGACGCCTACCTCAACGGCGAGAGCGACATCCACGGCAACCCCATCGAGTAGCCCTGCACCTGTCGTTAACCACAACTCAGGACATTTTGTCCGGAGTTTAATTACCACAAAGGAATAAAAATGAACAAATTGTTGATAGCTATGCTGCACCGCGCCGAAGTGCCCGTTGGCAAAATCCCCCTCGCGGGGGAGATCGAGTACCGAAGCTGGGATTCCACCGCGCAGGAATTGCGCGACCAGTACGAGTACGACACCCGCTTTGAGCCAAATGACACCGAGTACGAGCGCGATTGGGACGCCTACTTTTCCGGCAACCCCATTGAAGAAAAAATTGAGCAGCGCCGCGCCATCATGCGCGGGCACTCTCCCGAGTGCAACATTGTCCTCAACCTTGAGAACAGAATCATCAGCCCCTGCACCTGCGGCTAAGCAGTAAAACTCGGGACATTTTGTCCCGAGTTAATCGTAGTACCCACAGGAGAATGACCATGAACGCAAAGAACGTAATCCTCGAGTATTACGCCATGAAACATTGGCTAATGTGTAACAACAAAGCATGGGACAAGGGCGATCATGCCCTCGCGGTGTCGTGCGCAAAGGCGTGGGAAAGCCTTGACTTACCAGTAGAAACTATCGACGCGCTCGACTGCATGTGGGACGAAGGACTCTATCTTTTGTTTGAAACCAGCGCCGCGATTTTCGCCCTCGTTTATCACCGCTACGGGCAGTAAAACTCGGGACAAAATGTCCTGAATTAGAAAGTCCTTTATAATCAAGGACTTAGGAGAGGTTTTTAGGTCTGTCCAGCAAAAGTCCACGTAGTCCACCGACTTAGCGTTTATCTGGACAAACTAATCTCAATCAAATCAATAGCCCAGCGTCCACTAACACTACTGTCCACATATATATACATCTCTCTCTCCTGAATATATATAGGTAAGTGGACTACGTGGACAGTTTGGGTTTGGACTTTGAAGTCTAAGTTTGAGGAGTCCAAAAGTACGTGGACAGTAGTGTCAGTTCACGCTAAGCTGTTGATGGATTAGGTACAATTCGTGTCCATTTTTTAAAAATGAGGTGGACATTGCATGGACACCTCGCCCACCACAACCTAAAGCCTTGATACCATAGGAGAATCAGCTATGCACACACACAAAGCATGCACCAAATGCGGTAAAAAGAAGCACGTTAGGCGCTTTTGCAGGGGAAAACCCATCGTTCGGGCGCAATGCAACGTCTGCTTCATGCACTCGCTACGCTCGGATTTGACAGGGCGCAAGATAGCGAGTGCGCTGGCACGTAAGGAAATCACCCCCGTCACAGCTTGGGGACTGCGCAAACGGGTAATTGAAAACAAGGCACGCGCCAAACTCCGCAAGAGCAAGGCAGCTACCGCACAACACGCCCGCGCACGGGCGGCTAAGAAGGCAGGAGAAGGAACGGTCAGAACGGTCACCCATGCGCTGGGACGACTCATGGCATGGAACACCAAGAAGAAGCAGTAAAACTCGGGACATTTTGTCCTGAGTTAATCGTAGTACCAATACCAAGAGGAGAAACACAATGAAAACCAAACGCAACGGGCTTATAGCAATAGCGTCACTCTTACAGGCAACAAAGCCCACGCCCAACCACGTTGCCTTCGTTACTGGCAACAACCCCAACGAGCAGCACTTCATCCCCCGAAACGCAGGGACGTTGGTGTCCTACAAAGCAGTCCCGTCCTTCAAACGCCCAACCCTTAACTAGGAGAAACACATGAAAGCTAAACAAGTCAGCACCAACGCGCCCACGTTCGCGGCACTACTTCACGCAACGCCCGCAGCTAACAACCCCACTATGAAAGTGGTCATGCCCCTCAACCAGAACGCGCTCCGAGCGTGGCTGCTGTCCAAGCAGCAGGAGAAACAGTGATGGGCGCGGAGGAGTGGATGGTTGGTTTAAGTGCCAAAGAAGTAAAAGAGATTAGGGGGTACCAAGTGGGGCGTGGGAACACGCTCCCCTTCAAAGAAGTGCAGTTTTGGTATGTGAAGGGCGTACCTCAGACGCTGTACGACAACAAGCTGAGGGCGGAAAGGGCGGCACGGCTGGCGTTTCCAGACGAGGACGCCGACAAGCGTTACTCAAGGGTGTTCTTTAAAACGTTCTACGAGGAGGTGTGAGATGGAGATGCTCATAGTGTGGATGATAGGCATTGCCACAGGCGTGGCAGTAACGTGGTTCTTTATGTGGAGGGCAGAATGAAAGACACAATCATCTGCGACCTTGACAGGACGCTGTTCGACATTGAGCATCGCCGTCACCACGTAATCAAGCAGCCGGGGAAGAAGCGCGACTTCAAGGCGTTTGAGGACGCCATACCGCAAGACACGGTGAATGAGGCGGTGTTCCGTGTAATTCAGGACGTAGTGGAGATGCGTAACCATCCGGACGACCGCTTCTACAAGGTGGTGTTCGTTAGCGGTAGGCATGAGCGCACCCGCGAGATGACCGAGGAAGCAATAGCAGTCCATTGCCAATGGTACCCATCATCCGACTACACCCTCCACATGCGCCCCGACGACGACAACCGCCCAGACTGGGTATTCAAGCAGGAGGTACTGGATACCAAGCTGGACAAAGACCGCATCTTGTTCTGCTTGGATGATAGGCAGCAGGTAGTAGATATGTGGCGTAGGAACGGACTTACCTGCTTTCAGGTAGCCGAAGGTAACTTCTAGGAGAAACAGAAATGAAAAAGAAAGCCGACGCGCTTATGCTTGATGAACTACTACGCGCATTTACTCACAAAAAGTTTGATACAACCGATTTTACTCACAAAAAGTTTGATACAACCGATATTAGAGGCTTGCCTTTCAGTGACAAAAAAGAAAAGGTAATTTGGCGAAGGGCTGCCATTAAGAAAGTGAAGAACGAAAATAAGGTAACCAAAACTTTTACAAAGGAATGGTCTGTAGTTTCAACGGCTGACCGCATGGGGGTTGCTATAAAGCCTAAGGATCGTAGCGCCAGCCGATATGAGGTGTGCGTTGCGCTGCGCGATGGCGTGTTGAATATCAGCCTTCATGAAGATGGGGTTGATGAACCTCTCTTTGAAATCACTAAAAGCGTGGATGGGGATTGGCAAGTTATGCGGCATATCGTGGGGGAGTATGTGTCTGGCAAAGAATACATAGTATTAACTAGCAATATAGACAAAATAGAAGTAGCTGAAGGGGAATGAGATGAGAGACTCAAACCCATACCCCGATACCGTGTCGGACGCAATGTGGAAAAACGCTAGTACAAAAGAGCGTGAGTTCCTACGCCAGCACGAGGAGCAGCATAGGAAAAGGCTAGCAATAAAACAAAGGAGAACTGAGATGGCAACCAAGTTGGAAGAAGCAATGAAGGACTACTGGGGCGAGCGCTGCTCTGACCACGAAGCCGAGTGCCCAACGTGCCAAGCGTGGGGTGAGTACGACCACCTGACAACGTGCCAAGCGTGGGTTGAGTACGACCACCTGAGGGGGGATGAAAACGCTTTGTGGGACGTGCAACTGGAGGAGTTTCCCGATTCTATCCGGTGTTCGCGCCAAGAAGTCATGAACGCTTGGATACTACAGGGCACTACGCAATTCAAAGCTGACCCCAGACTACAGCACGGGATTCTGAATGCTTTGCTGAATGCTCCAACTGGCATTTTCTATACCTGTAATGACGGGTGGGATTATGGTTATCGCTACGGTTCTGGTGGCAGCGACTACTATTCTTTTTATGGGGAGGTGCGATATGAACACGATTCGTAACTGGGTACTGGTGCAGGTCTACCTGCTTTTTAATACGGCGTTCCTCTGCAACCACGCGGGGAAACGAGCGCAAGACGTAAGGGTGTGGTGCATCGACAACATGAGGAGAACCAAATGAAGATGAAAACAAGTGAGTTGAAAGGCGCTGCCCTTGATTGGGCGGTAGACGTAGCAGAGGATGGGCATTGTCACAAAGTGGAGATGATAAGTGACTACATCCTTGGGCGTAATGAGGGATTCTTAAGTGACGGGGATTACATCTACGGAGACAATTGGGCTAACGCTGGGCCGATCATTCAGAGGGAGAAGATCAACGTGGT